GTTGGATCATTCCATTCACCGGCCCAAACACCTTTACCGATCAGGAACCCTCCAGAGTCACCTAATACCCAACTAGTTGAACGATCTCTGTTGCGAAACATATCTTCACTAGGATCAGGTTTTGATAAATCCAAATTAGCATGGCCCGCTGAGTACAAGCAATGGTCAAAGTAAAATGCCGCATTAGGATTCAAATAGTTCATTGCTTCAATGCCCATAGGACCAAAGCTGGCAGGAATACGTGCCGGGTCAACATAGTTACCGTATCGTTGCTTACCTATATATGTACTATAAAAACCAGATGTTGCTGGTAAAAAGTATGCGTAATCGCTTTGATTTGCTGTAAGATTCTTATTCAATTTTGCCCCACTTTATTTTTAACCATATTCTTTCATGTATATAATAATCAATACTTAAAAGAATATGTAGTGCTGTAGCAAACCCTGTAGCACTACTAATGTCTCCGGTAAACAAGTATGTCCAAAAAATAGTAAACAACCAAGCAGTAAGCCTGTATGTTAACATTCTTACTACTGTTCTTTTTTTAGTTTCCATTACTTGCTTTGTGCTGGAAGAATATAATTGTATTCAGCAATACCGCTGTCTACAGTAATCTGCATAGCACCCACATCACTAATACGCATGGTCTTGTCACCGGTTAAGTTGAGAATACTCATAACTTGGTTAACAGGCCACGACCATGTTTGACGCAGTTTACCTTCTACACTTGCTTGGAACACAAAAGAACCAGCGTGTGTACTTGCATCACCGAATGTAAACACTAGATTGCTACCATCTGTGCTGACTTGGAAAGTTTGTTCTTCACTGTGAGCAGTAGCTTGGAATTTAAGTTTCTGAATACTAGCCATGGCCGGAACAAACTCAATGGTCCACGCCGCACCTTTAAACTTAACAGTTTTAAGTTTTTCATTAATGATATCACTGTTCATAAACCGATAATCATTTTGAAAATCGCCAGCACCATTTTTAAAATGCAAACCTGTTGGAATAACTTCACCGTTACGTTCTTGTGTTACTACATCAATGCTGAAGTTTTCTTTATATTCTGGACACTTCAAATGAATGTCTAGTTTATTTAGATTAGGCATGCCAAACACGCCTTCAAAATTATCAACCGGCTGGTGTGTCTTAGCATTAACAATAACGCTACGATCCTCTGCCATTGATTCAATTGCAGTTTCTTTGTTTGTTGCTGTTACCTTGACCAAAGGTAAAAAGCCCAAACTGTGTGTATGTGCTACTAGGTCTTGTAAAAAGTCTTTCATGAGATTCTCCATATGTTATGATTATACTTAGGTTTTTTTACAATGTCAACGAATTTTGTCATTGTACTTTACCAATTGTTTTAAAATTCAAATAAACTGTTAAATGTATTCTTTTCTTCAGTACTGCCAACGTCCCACTTTAGTACACCAATCAAGTTGTCTAATTTATTGTCAATAATTGTTTGCTCCATTTCAGTATGGTCAAACGGCAAGTCCTTAAACCATTGCGGTAAACGCAATTCATCTACTGGATATGCAACACTGGTAAAGCCTAGTGGTCCAGGTTTAAGTTTACAAACAATTACTTTTTGTCCGTCGGTAATGGACATGGAGTATTTGTCTTGGTACATTCGTTTGAGCGTATTCCAATTAATACTTGCTCGTACATGACCAGGCATATTAGCTTTGCCAGCCTTCTTCTCTTTTGCTTCGTATTCTGTAATGTTGTTTGCACGTTTTGGACTACCTTTCTCCCAACCGGGTCTTGCTTTGAATCTAATTCTAAATTCACTAATATGGTCTAATACTTCTTGTTCAGGCTTACCCATCAGCACCATTTCAAGAACATCGCTTAAGAAGTTTTGAATAAATTCTGGAGTATCACTGCGCTTGAGATCCAAGCCCATGGCCTTGATCTTGCCTGGCTTGCCATCTATGTCACTGCGTTTGCCTTCTTTGTCGTAATACAACACAGCATAACGTTTCTTAGTAATGAACAGGCTCTTACTGCCAACAATCTCGCGACCTGCTTTAATAACTTCACCACGAGACTTTGGACAATGAAATGTGTCCAACATAAATTGCGGAAAGGTAATGTTAACTTCATCTGCAATTTGATCATATAGTTGCACTACACTTTCCTTAGTCCAAGGCAGAGTTCCGTTATCAATGTCTTTCTGTAACGTCTTGTATGCACTAAAATAACAACTGTCAGTATCTCCGTAGATAATTGCCTTACCTCTGTAGTCATACTCACCTGTGACAATTTCATTAACTTTACCAGCCATGTGTCGAACAATTTGACGACCTGTTAGTGTAGTTGACTGTCCAATTCGTTTGTCAAAGAATCTACAACCGCTGTTAAGAATAGCACCATACAAACTGTTTAAGTTAATCTTCTTAACCAACTGTCGCTTGTCCCAGTATTCTTCTTCAATCTTATTACCGGCCGCAATACACTCTTTAAGTTTGGCCTGCATCTCTTTACGTTCAGCATACCAACGCTTGAGTAGTCCAGGGATAATACCTTCCTTCTCGTATGTAAAGATTGTACCATTAGCACTGAGTACCCAAGGTTGATTGCTTTCGTAAATCAATCTATAGACTTCTGCGGCACTGACAATATCAGTGTCGCCATTTTCCCAGTCAATAGTGATGTCAGTGCCAATCTCTTGTTCCATTACCGCAGTGAATTCCAAACTGCCAAATACACCTTCCCATGAAGCCGCAAAACTTTTGCCTTTGGCCATTTGTGCTTCAATGTACTCGTCAGTCATTGTTTGACGCAGTTGTCCCACAATAGTTTCTGGACCCATGTTCAGCGCACGAATTGCTGACGGATACAGACTGTTAATATCTAGCGACCCAATCCAGTCATGTATACCTTCTTTGGGATAAGCAACATACGCACCGGCCGCCGCACTGTCTTCACGTTCTGCCATTTTGGTTCTGTTGGGAACTTGAAAGCCACGACGGTGTGCTTCGTTAATAATAGCTTGTTCGGTAACAGCAACAGCACCCATTGTGGTTTGTAACAAAACAGTACATTCGTGTGCTAGTGTGTTGGCTAAGTCTAAAAACTTCAGTTTCTTGTCTAATCGATCCAACAGTGAGGTATCTTGTCTGTTATACTCGATAAACGTCTTGAAATCGTTGTTGTACAGCTGATCCAGGGTGCCTTCGTATTGTGTTTTGCGTTCACCCAGTTCATATTCTGCAATAGCATCTAACCGATAAGAATGTCGTTCCTCGTATGTGTACTTGCGATACAACTCTAAACTGTCCAAGTGTACACGGCCTACAAAGTCATAAGTTACACTTTGACGACCAAACTTTTCATATTCTCTGCGTTTAGGAAATTGATCGAACAAACAAAAACGTCTAGTGTCGTCTTTGCTTAAAACTTTAGTAACACGATTAACAGTATACGGAATATCATAACCTTCGCTATTCCAACCAGTTAAAATATCTGCATCTTGTATGAGATCTAAAAATGCATCCAACATTTCCGCTTCTGTTTTAAACAACATGGTGTTGGGAAAATCTTTAATTTCTTCTTGTGCTTGCTCCCAAGTCAATGTCTTAGGCGGTACAGCAAAACATACTAGTGTTTCTAACCATTGTAAGTGTACAGCAATACTGGTGATTGGCATGAACGCATCGTCGGGCGTACTATAACCACGTTCAGGGTCAAAGTCTACCTCAATGTCAAAAAACGCTACGTTTAGTTTTGGAGCTTCTGCGTTTAGATAATGTTCACTAAGTGTAACAAAAATTGGATTGATATCACTTTCAAACAATTGCTTGCTTGAATTAATAGCTTGTTCTTTACGTAGTTCTTTTGTGTTCTTACAGACAATACGTGTTAACGCATCTCCGTAGATTGATTGAAATTTGCCGCGAGGGTCATTGACATAAAACGTGTGTTTGACCGGAATGTCACGGTACTCACGTTCACCTTTTTTATTACGTTCAACCACTTTAATGATATCATTCTCGCGGTCAAACCATGCGTCTACATAGCTCATTTATTCTCCATATGCAATTTTAGGCTTGCAAATACCTACTGTGCGGATTATGGCCCGCTGACCTTTCTTGTGTACTACTTATTAGATACGTTTAGTGATATCCAAAATTGCTTCAATTTCTTCCCAATCAGCATTGTGAGCTTGCCAATCACCCTTGTGTGCAATCTTAATTGCTTTGTTGATAACACTGGGTTTTACTTGCAATTCTTCTGCCACTGCCTTAACTGTTTCTTTTAAGCCTTCTGATAAATCTTCAATTTCGCGAAGTACTGTTGAACCTTCGCTGATCAATCGTTCGAGTTTTGCCTTTTCTTCTGGACCGTATGCGCGACCTGACATGTTATCTCCTAATGTTATATGCCTATTATATACTACTTATCTTGTAAATGCAACCATAATGATATTTTAGAGGTGAAAATGGCAGACTAGATCTGCCATTTTGATTACCTGCTGATTGCAGTACCAGCTGGAACGCTTCTTAACGGAGCAGTATCAACTTTTGCTGTGTATGGTTTAGTCATGTCCGGTGCTCTCATAGCCGCTTCTCTATCCAAAGCAACTTGGGCTTCGCCGCCTTTCTTAGCTTCAACTTTACCAATCAACGCCATAGCATTGCTTGTGGCTTGACCCCATTCTGGACTATCATCTTCCTGATAACCTTTCATGATTTCTTTCATTTGGTCAATGATTGCCTGAGCTTCTGCATCGGGTTTAGTATTTTGTTCTGGAGGAACAACTGGTCCATCTACTGGTGGTTTTACTGGACCATCTACTGGTGGTTTTACTGGACCATCTACTGGTGGTTTATTTTTATCTTTATCAAGCAGAGTACTTAAACCGTAAGCACCAGCACCGACTGCGGCCGCAGTTCCAACCTTCTTGGCCCATCCTGGAACTTTACCGCCAACTTTGGCCACGTCATCAACTTTACCAACAACTTTGGCCACATCATCAGCACTGCCAATAACTTTACCACCAACTTTAGCCGCGTCATCAGCACTGCCAATAACTTTACCACCAACTTTGGCTGCGTCATCAGCACCTGCCTTAACTCCGCCTCTGACCATGTCATCTATACCTTTGGTAGCACCTGCCACAGCAGATGTTGCTGGATCAAATTTGGCAAACTGTGTAGGATTAGCACCACTACCTGCACGACCTTGAACATATGGCACTTCAGCGGCAATATTTGGGTTGTCTACTTTTTTCTTATACACAGTTCCTGTTGGTGTTGTTGTTGGTGTTGTTGTTGGTTTTACTGTTGGTTTAACTACCTTGGCATCCTTGCCTTTGAATACGTTCTTACCAAAATTAACTATGTCGTCAAATCCTTTGGCACCTTGTTTTAAAGCATCACCGTAGATACCTTCGTCGGCTTGTACTTCTTGAGTTGGAGAATAATCTCGTTGTTCGCGCTCTATTAAAGCTAAACGATCACGTAAACTACCCATGGACTCT